AAGGTACTTATTAATTAATTTATTGATTACAGGTATATATTGACGAATAATTTTAGTTTTTATGCCTGTATCTTTCAAAAGCACAGCAGCCATTTCAAGCGTCAGTCTTTGCTTACCAAGTTGCTCACGGTTGTGTATCTGATCTCTCAATTGTGCACGCATTTCAGCAAGTCTAGTCGTGTTATCCTCGATGTGTTGTGTGGTAGCGAGTTGTTTGATATCAAGCTGCATTTCACCAATCAATCTGTTCCAGAATGTTATGTCACTAACGCGATCGCTAATCAAACTCTTCCAACTGTCTCTGGCTGCAAAATCTTTTTGCAATGATTTAAGATTAGCAACAACATCATCTATTTTTGTTTGCAAATCATACATTGCTGCAGCTAGCTCATCACGCTTCTTTGTCTTTTCATCAACCGTGCCAGTCTTGAATGCATGATCGATACCTTGTTGACATACAGGACAATCGTCATGTGCTGAAAAGAAAGCAATATCCTTATCCAACTCATGTGACTTATTCAACAATTGGTGATACAAAGTGTTCAACTTTGTTTGTTTACCGACCAAATGAGTATGTGTATCTTCAACATGATCGTAGGCACTAAGAGATGTGTTGTATCCCTCAATGTCAGCATTTGCTTGCTCAATGCTTGCCTCATGTTCAGCAATCTTTGCTTTCTTGGCTTCTATTTGCTCATCGTTATTTGTTTGCAGTGTTTGCAAATGTTTCTTTTCCAGATCAATCTTTTCAGCCAAACCTTTAAGAGTGTAGTCTGCATCCGTAATGCTACTTTTGTTTGTGGATATTTTATCCTTGAGCAACGTATTCATCGTTGTAAAGATTTGAATATCAAGCAAATCCTCAATTACCTCTCTACGGTGAGCAGCCTTCATTTGCATGAACGGTACAAACGAAGCGCTACCCAGAACAACAATCTGTGTAAACGTCTTATGATTAATCTTTAGAATCTGCTTTTCAAGCACCTCTTGATAATCACCAGCACTTGCTTCGTTATTAATTAGTGTTCCATCTTGGTAGATGTTAAACACATTTGGTTTAGCGCCACGTTGCACAAAGTAATTCTTACTACCAATGCTAAACTCGATCTCAACAACAAGTCCCTTGTTATTAATCGTATTGATTAATTGACCTTTGTTAACCTTACGAAAAGGTATACCAAACAAAACAAAAGATAGTGCGTCAAGGATTGTTGACTTGCCTGCTCCGTTTTCACCAACAATTAATGTGGTGCCATGAGTGTTAAGGTTAATCTCTGTAAAAACATTACCAGTGCTGAGTAGATTTTTGTATCTCAGCTTCTTAAAAATAATCAAAGGTTACTCCACACTTAGTGCTTCTTGGTACAATTCACGTAACAATACATCGAGAGGTTGTTTATCCACCGTGTCGTCAAGCTGACCAACATACTTACTCAGAATAGTCATTGTGTCTTCTGCTTCACTAATGATTTCGTCGTCCGTTTCAATGTCCATATGAAAGTGATCATCGACTACTTGTACGTTGTAAACACCAGCCTTCTCTAGCTTATCAACAAACATATCGAAGCAATATGGGTTGGTTTTATTGCGAACAATTAGTTTTACAAACGTCTCACTATACACACTAAAGTCTATGTTGACAACCTCGCTAATTTGTTTATCGGTATCATCGTAATGTAGCTTGTGGAACATTACGTTAGGATTAGGCACAAATGTTAAACTATGATCTTCTGTATCGTATACATGGAATCCTTTTGGGTCTCCGTAGTCAGACCATGTCATTTCATATGGTGTACCAAGATAGTGAATGTTATGGCTTTGTGACTTGTGGTGAAAATGACCAGACAAAACCATCTCGAGGCCTTCAAAAGATTTGTGTGTCAAACCACCTTCATGTATTGCGCCTTTGTACATCTCAAAGCCATCAATCTCAAAGTGTCCAACGACAACATTTGCACGAGTTTCCCCTAGAGCATCCATGCATTGTTTTTCGTTCTCAGGACTGATCCAAGGCATCAAAAGAAACTCTACATTTTCAAACTGAATGCTTGTCGGACTATTAACAGCTTTAATGTTATGATATCCATCAAGCAATAAATCCAAAGAGTTTACTTCATTGGTGTTCTTAAAGTAGGTGTCGTGGTTACCAACAAGCATCCATGTACTGTACTCATTATTCAGGCGATCAAACAAATATCCACGAGCTTGTTTTAAGGAATTAAAGTTGATGTACTTGCGTCTATCAAATACATCACCAAGCTGGATTATATGGAGGATGTTTTCTTTTTCGAGATACGGAAAGAAAACTTCATTATAAAACTTAGCAAAAAACTTATGGAAAGCAGGACTGTCGTTTCTTGCACCTATGTGTGTGTCACCAAGCAAAGCCACACGCATTTATTTGCTCTCCACGGTTGTTAAATTAGTGTCTTCCTCAATAAACATATCGATACCCTTTTTACGCTTAACCTTCTTCTTGTCAATGTTCACTTCAAATGCTTTGACAAAGTCAGATACATTCTCGGTGTCAAAGTCTTGAGGGTTAAAAACAAATTCACCATCCTCACTTTGCTCAACCAATTCATTAAACAGCATACTGTTCTCAGCAGTTTTGTGCTTAATGTATGTCTGTTTCTTTTCCTTTTGGATCCTACGCAAGAACGCAAAGTAGATGATCTGAGTAAAGTATGCAAAAGGATTATTGGATTTCTCGGGATCAAAGTTGTCAAAATAACTAATTCAGTTCTCGATACCATCACTAATCATCTCATCGCGATATGAATAATTGACAAAGTTGGGCTTTGTAGACAACCTTTTTGCTATAAGCAAGATACACTCACCAACATAATTGGGAATGTTTGGTTTTGGTTTACCCTCTTCTTTTGCTTGTGCAATTGCTTGTTTGTATTCTATAATTACAGCAAAAAGGTGTTTGTTATCTACGTAATGTGTTGCCATAATTAATTTACTGTCATCCCATCTACAGACATTCTAGCTAGAATGCTTTCATATTGTTGTTCGGTTGCAGTGGTGTCTACCAGCTCCTTGTCGATAATTTTTTCAAGGTTAGCATAATATTGATCCACTACGTTGGTATAATAGGATGCAAAAGCTTCTCTTGCAACTAAAATATTTAAAACATCTCTCTTTTGGAACATAATGCTTTCTGCCTGTCCAAACATACTATACCTTACAAACGACACAGAGGGAACAGATCCTTGGAAATATCTGTAGTTTATTTGCAATGGTTTATTGAGAACAATGAAATCAGGACCCTCATGTTCAATTTCTCCTACAACTTCAATGCTGTTTACTAGCTTTAGAATACTTGTCATTGTGTTCCCCTTAACTTAATGGTGTAAATCTTGTAATCAAACTTTTCTTGGTTATACATTTGAATGCGATCACCAAAATGTCCGATTGTGTAATTTTTAAAAGACTTCCATGATAAATCATCAGCAATATCATAAAGAGTAGCATCTAGCTTAAATTCATTCTTTCTTAAGCCACGGCCAACCGATTGCAACACTCTAACCCGAGATTTGCTTGGTGATCCAAACACAACATTATGCAGGTTTTGAATGTTGACACCTGTAGAAAATGTTTTGTAAGACGCAACAACAATAACATTTGTATTGTTCTCTACATATTTACGTATCTCCTCTCGCTCTTCACCTTCTACTTCCCCATAAACAAGAAAAATATCTTTACCAGGATTCATTTCACGCAACGAAGCTTCCAACATCTTACCATGATCTATCAAATTAAACAACAGTAGTGTATTGTTTTCCAGCGAAGACACGAGACCAGTAAGAAATTTATTACGTGCTTTGCTTGTTGTTAGATACTGAACTTCATCAGCATATGTTGGCTTTGACTTGGCAAACAGTTGACGTGCCTCATCTTCATAGCTAAGAACAAGCGACTTAATCTTTAAATTTGCAACTGTTTTGTTCTCCATCAATTCAGCAGTTGTTGTTACTTGCTTTACAGATCCGAACAAACCTTCTAATACTAGCTTATTGGTTAGTGTACCGTCAAGTGTACCTGTAAAGCCAAAGCGGTATTTGCAATCAAGCAACTTCTCCATAATACCAACAAGACTCTTTGACTTAAATTGATGGGCTTCATCCCCTATCACCACGCCAAATTGCTGGAACCATTGCTTAGGTAGCTCGTAGACGCTTTGCCATGTGGTCACAACGAATCTAGCTTCTGTGTCCTTATCTTGACCAGCATGTATCTTGTGTATCATATCAGCTGGACATCCGTAACTGACAAAGTCCGATGCCATCTGATGTACCAGACCTAAAGTGGGTACAACAATCAATACTTTCTTTTTAACAAAAAAAGCTGACAAAAGGAAAATGATTAAAGATTTACCAGACGCTGTTGGTGATAGGAGTAGTGCTCTACGCTTTCTAACAGCATGTATAAAGGCTTCAAGTTGGTAATCGCGCACCTCATGTGGAAGCTCCAACCCTTCAATAAATTTCTTTGCTGTTGCTACAGAGAATTCATTTTCAGCAAAGTCGTTTGGCTTATCATATTCAACAATGTATTCACGCTCTTGTGCAAACCTATGAACACTATCGAGCAAACCCATGTACAATGTGCCACGCATAAGATGGAACAGACGAATCTTTCCATCCCACATCTTGTTCTTATAGGCAGGTGAAAACTTAGCACCAGGAACAGTAAACGTGAAATACTCACTCAACTCATGTGCGATACCACTATCGCAATGTAGTTTTATGTGAACATCATTAAACTTCGTAACACGGATTATTTCTGTCATGCACCACTCTTAAACCGCTCCCAGTCGATAACATTTTTGATAAGAAAACCACGATTTGTGATTGTCTTGATAGCAGACTCTAGGAAGGATACTTTCTGCTTCTGTATATCTATCTTAGCAGAAATTACCTGTAAATCAGCATCACCATCCATATAGATGGCAAGATCTTGTTTAAGAATCTTTAATGGATTAGGTGCCCAACCCCTCTCTTCGAGAGTGACTCTGTCAAGTACACCCATGTAGTATTCATACTTGAGTTTATACATTGTCTTGAAGTCTTGTTCGTACTTCTTTTGCAACAGTCCCTCCTGTACGTACAATTTGTAGTACTTGTGGTGTAGTAGAGGAATCTTGAGACTTTCAACACTCAAT